AGAAACTATAAAGAAAAAAATATCCTCAAAGGTTAGACATGTGGATACTTCTATTACAAGTGTTGTAACAAATGAAAATGGTATATATCAATTAATAGATAATACCAATGAAATATTTTCGGCTGATCTTTATATAGATTGTTCGGGGTTTGAATCTAAACTATTGGGACAAAGTTTAAATGTTCCTTTCAATTCTTATGAGGATTATCTATTAAATGACCGATGCGTAGTGATTCAAAAACAATATTCCGATCCAAATACCGAATGTGTTCCGTATACTAAAGCAACTACTATGAATGCGGGTTGGAGATTTACTATTCCTATTTTTACTAGGATAGGAAATGGATACGTATATAGCAGTAAATTTATTACAGATGAAGAAGCAGAAAAAGAATTAAGAGAAAGTATTAATGAATTAGACGCCCCTTGTAGATTTATAGATATGAAATTGGGTTGTTATACAAAATCCGTATATAAAAATGTATGTGCCATAGGACTTAGTTCTGGATTTATTGAACCACTAGAAGCTACTGGACTGACAACTACAACTCTTTTTATAAAGAAACTTATTGTGTCATTAAATGAATCTCAAAATATTTGGTCTGACGAAAATGTAGAGATTTTAAATTTTATAACTAAGAATTTTTATACAGAAGTATCTGCCTTTATATGGGCTCATTATTATTTTTCCACGAGATCGGATACTCCATATTGGAAAGCGATACGAAATTTAAAAATAACAGATTTACCAAAAAATACTAAAAAAGTTATAGATTATTATTATCCCAATTATCCTAGATTTAATCTTTCCGAAGATTATCCTACATTTACGTCACATCAATGGTTTAGTGTGATAGCTGCAGGAGCATCAGTAACAAATACGATTCCGTTAACAGATGATGAAAAAGAATATTGTAAATACTTTTTAACAATTCAAAAAGCTAAAATTAATTACATTACAGAAAATAATCTTAATCATTATGAATATTTAAAACAGTGGTATAACTCATGACTACATTAAAAGAATTAACTGCAGAAAAACATAAAGAAGCGGAAACCCAACCTTTTCTTAAATCTATATTTGCTGGAAATGTAAATAGGAAAAAATATTCCGAATACTTATATCAGTTACTAATGGTTTATAATGTATTGGAAAATAAAGCAGACGATTTTAAATTGTTTGAGGGTATTGAGGATATTAAAAGATCTAAACAAATAGAATTAGATTGGGTCGAGCTTGCAAGAAACGATCCAATGCCTAGGCTAACTGCTTCTACTATAAATTATTGCATGTATTTAAACGAGTTGCAGGATAAAGATAAAATAATGGCTCATGTATATGTCAGGCACATGGGCGATTTATTTGGCGGGCAAATGCTTGCTAAATTATTACCAGGAAGTAATAATATGTTTAAGTTTGACAATATACCCACATTAGTAAAAAGTATACGTGAAAAAATAGATGTATCTATGGCGGATGAGGCTAATATAGCTTTTGACCACAATATTAATATGATTAAAGATTATAATGAGTAAAGTATGGGACACGTTGGTAGAAATCCAGCACCTTTTGGAAAAAAACTTTGATAGAACTGGTAAAGAAATATTTGAACCAGGTATGGAGCGTTTTAATCAACCTGGGTGGACCAATCGAGTATGGACTAGCGATAGTTATCGTCGTGCCCACGTTGATGTTGTAGATGCAAGAGAAAGCAAAGGACTTTGGATGATGCATTGTTGCATCTTTCCACACACCCACAATCCAGCACCAATTTACGGCTTTGATGTTATCGCCGGCAAGAACAAAATCACAGGTTGTTTTCATGATTATTCAAAAGCAGGAGATGCTGACCATCCTATGATGACCTGGTTTGCAGACGAAGTATCTAAACTAGAATGGCGTAAAGAACGATCCCTTCCTGAATGGGCCACTAACATATTCAGCAAGAGTATGGTGGCCGCGGGTAACGTAAGCGATGAAGCAGAACTAGACCAAATAACAAATTTAGCTAGAACTACAGTTGCACATTATCTAAGCACTGTAGCAAAAACTAATAATACTGTCGAAAATACTGCACTAGCACAGAATTACTATGCACAGAATCAGAAATGTAACCCGCATACACCTAAAGTTATGACTAGTTTAGGACTAAGTGAGGAAGATGTTACACATTTTATCCATGAATGTCTGTTTCCCGAAATACCAATACTTTAACCGAAGAAGAATTAGATCAACTATTTAAAACAGTTATTGACAATCTATATTATTACCTTTATAATGTAGTATACCTTATAGTAATAGGTTTTAAAGAAAACATAAAATGACCGATGAATTACAACAATATATCTTAACGGATACTTTGATTATAACTAAAAAATTTAGATCACCTAACGAATTTTCTCTTTATATCGAAGAACGAGTAGCAAAAGAAAAATTAGGTTATATGGATGCTGTTATACAATATTGCGGAGAAATTGATATTGATGTTGAATCTATTTCTAAATTGATTAATCAATCACTTAAAGATAAAATTCAAATAGAAGCAGAAGACGGACACTATTTTAAAAAACGAGGTAAATTACCGCTGTGATTATGGATGAATTTTCAGTCTATAAAATGTACATTGCCCTTAAGTTGCATTTTACTACAGACAATTATGATGTCATTGCTCAAAAAGGCAAAGTTAGAGCAAGTCGGCAAGCCTTTGCTAAACGCAAAGATCTCTATTCTATTAAAAAAGTATCCAAGACATATTCGGATGAGGAAGTTGCTAATTTTTTAATAGCAAATTTTACATCCGGCGATCGTTGGGGAGGATTATTTGATTCCGAAGCTAGTGAACGATATCAAGAATGGAAAAAGCGAACAGAAAGCTTAACTTATATTTTTACCAATGATCTAGAAACTTTGATGCTAGAATTAGAAAAAGAAAATATGAGTATTGAAGATGCTTTTAAGATTACAAAATCCCAACACCCATATATAATTAAAGCATTTCTTCGAAAAACCATAACATTAGAAACATTAGTTATCCTTGAAAAGATATTTCCTTTTACGGGATACTTTGATACGAATATTGGAGACGATGTAATGTGGCCAGATATTTCTAGATTAATTAGAAAATATAAACCTTTTTTACGTTTTGATAAGGAAAAGTACAATGGAATTTTCAGAAACAGAGCTGGACTTAAATGCTCAAAAGATAGTTAAACTTGAAAAAGAATTGGACGAAGCTAGATACTTGATAGAACAATGTATTGCATCCATAAAAGAAACACAAAGATACTTAATCAAATTATCATACAACCAATCCGATATAACCAAAAGAATGGCCAAGTGGCCGTACATTGTCGTTAACACCGAAAGCGACGAACAATAACATTTTACTAAAAGGAATAAGGAGCCTTAAAAATTAAAATGAGCATCAAGAAAAGAAATTTAGATTTTGACCGCGAGAAAAAAATTCGTGGAATTAAGAAGAAAAATGCTATTGACAAGCATAAGAATCTTATATATAATATAGTATCTTCTAAAAAAATTGAAGATGACGAAACTGAATTAGATTATGATTACGCGACAGTTATTAAAATCAAACGACGTTAATACAACTTATACACTTAATACAACGCTATACAAAGGAGATTATTATGGCATTTACATCACTATCTGATCTTAGAAAATCCCGCGGCGGATTTGACTCTTTAATGAAAGAGGTTGAAAAGATCGCAAACCCCCAATCAGAATCACGTGGCGCAGACGATCGCTTCTGGCAACCAGAAGTAGATAAGGCCGGTAACGGTTATGCTGTCATTAGATTCTTAGCACCACCTAAAGGTGAAGATCTACCATGGGTTAGAATTTGGAATCATGGATTTCAAGGACCAACCGGTAAATGGTATATTGAAAACTCACTTACCACTTTAGGTAAAGCAGACCCTGTTTCAGAATTCAATACTGAATTGTGGAATTCGGGTTCAGAAGCAAATAAGGAAATTGCTCGTAAGCAAAAGCGCAAGCTAAGCTATGTTACCAATATTCTTATTGTTAAGGATCCTGCACATCCCGAGAACGAAGGAACAGTACGCCTGTATAAATTCGGTAAGAAAATCTTTGATAAGATCAAAGATGTAGCAGAACCTCAGTTCCAAGACGAGAAGCCAATGAATCCATTCGACTTCTGGGAAGGCGCAAACTTCAAATTGAAGATTCGCAATGTGGAAGGTTATCGTAATTACGATAAATCCGAGTTTGATTCTACAAGCTCAGTATCAAATAGCGACGATGAAATTGAAGCTATCTGGGGCAAGCAACATTCCTTGACAGCTTTCTTAGATGAAAAGCATTTCAAGTCTTATGATGATTTGAAGAAGAAATTGGAAATGGTTCTTGGTATCGGTACCACAATGGCACCCGGTAAGAAAGCAGACGAGATTGATCTTGACGAACAAGTTCAAAGCTCCCCTACTTCTAAGCTATCGGTTGTTCAAAATAAGCCCGCAGTAAAAGCGCCAACTAAAGAAGTAGACTTTGATAATGACGATGAGTCTTTATCTTATTTTGCTAAATTAGCAGAAGATTAAACTAAAGCTCTTTTTTAGAACTTATTTTAGACCCCGCCTTGCGCGGGGTTTTTCACGTTATCGTATTCTTCCCATTTCCATTAAGAAACGATCTACAGAATCAGAACGTCTAGTAGAAGTTGCGGGTGGTAATATTGCAGGGGCATCGTTTCCTTGTACTACATTGTTTGTTGTACTATTAATTATAGATACGGCTTTTTCTGATATTGATTTTTCCATTTCGCCTGCAATTTTATTTGTTTCTTCTATTACAGATTTAAGAGTTTCTATAGTGTATGTACCTAAATTTGGAATTAAATTTAATGATTGTTTCGATCCGTCTGCTGTGGTAAATTCTATCTCACCTATTTTATTCAAATAATTTTTAGAAGTTTCTGCATATTTTTCCGCCATTTCTATAACATCATCTTCTAACCCAGCAAGCCTAACTAATTGTTCCCTTAATACCATGTTGATCGCCTGGGCGCCAACTACTAAATCTTTAGTAGTATCCATTGTTGTAGTAATTGCGGTTTGCGCTGCTTCTTTTGCTTGCTCTAATAAACTTTTTCCTGCAGGTTCTAATTTTCTACCTACTTCATCATATCCAGGTTTACCTGCATTTTTTCTTTCTTCGTCGAATTCTTTATTCTTTTTTTCATCTAAATAATCGGAAAGTGCTACTCCTCCGTAGATTGCTGCGCCACCAAGAGCAAGCGTGGCGGCGGCTTTTATAGATAGTAAACCTAGAATAGCACTACCTGCACCCATTAATATATTTCCTATTCCTTTTAATAAATTCCCTGCATTATTCGGTGTTTTTCCTGTAGTTGTACCAGGAGGACCTTCTCTTTTAATTACTGCATCTTCTATAGGTCCAGGCAATCTAGGATTATTGGGAGCAGGCAGTCTTCCTTGTCCATTAGGTAATTCTTTTTGAGGTGGTCCAGTCGGAGTAGGACCGGAAGGTCCAGTAGGAGTGGGAATACCTACAGGCGGTGCGCCTGTCTGCCCAGGTCCTCTATTGCCGCCTGTACCCGGCATACCTCCCAAAAAACCTATTCGGTCAAATATTGATTTCAATATATCAAATACTTTACCCAATACAAATCCTAACCCGGAAATAATACCTGTTACAAT